TTGAAGATCAAATCAGTCGAATGGGCACTCTTGGAGATATATTAGCCAATATCAGAAAAGAAACAGGTGAGACACAACGCAGAACACAGGGATTAGATCTCGAAAGATTTGGACCTCAATCAGAACTACAGAAACAGGTCAGGGATATCACAGAGAATTATGCTCGTGCCGGTCGTGAAGCAGCCCGTAATTTTGCTCGACCTTTCGAGGCTATGGGCGGTGAATTGACCGAACAGCAATCAGCAGAATTGGCCAATGGCTTGAATCAAATAGAACAAGCATATAGATTGGCCGGTGAGGCACAGGTTGATTTTGCTTTGAGAAACTATGAGGTCACAAGATCATTTCAGTATGGTTGGCAATCGGCATTTGAAGAATATCGTAATAGTGCTAAAAATGCTGCCGAAGAAGCCGCGACCTTATTTAGAACAGCCACAAGGTCAATGGAAGATGTATTTGTGAATTTCGCTCGCACAGGCTCATTTGAATTCCGTAATTTTACCGAAAGTGTTATCGCTGATATTGTTAGAATATCGGTTCGTAGATCAATATTAGCGGGATTTGGATTCTTCGGTGGTTTAGGGGGAGGGGGTCCCGAAGGCGTAGTTGGCTATGGCGGTGCCGGTGATGTATTACCCAGAGCCCAAGGTGGCCCAGTAAGTCCAAATCAACCTTACCTTATAGGGGAAGAAGGACCCGAGATCTATATCCCCAAATCCGCAGGCACTATTATACCTAACAATCAAATAGATAATATTGGCACATCATTGGGATCGACCAATGTAGTGTATAATATTTCAGCCGTTGATGCGGCCAGTTTCAAGCAATTAGTGGCTCGTGATCCGCAATTCATATATAATGTCACAGAAGCAGGGCGTAGATCACAACCCTCGAGGAGATTATCATAATGTCAATTCAAACTATAATTGATCAAGCAGAGACCATAGAGTTTGATCGACGCCGTATTGTTGGTCAATCAATCAGTAGATCACAGAGATTGAAAACCGCTGAAAGAGCCAGTGCTACCCCTTGGCGTTGGATTGTGAAACCTCCCGCTAATATGAAATATAGCACCAGTCGTGCTATTATTGAAAGTATATTAGATAAGGATCGAATCGAAGAGGAAGAAGTCAATTTGGCCCGTGCCAGTTATTTGACCGCTTACCAAGGACAATTGACCGCAGCACAGAGAGCCAATTTAAGAACCACAGCCACTTCAACTGCGTCAATAACAATAGATCAACTACCGGCACTTGGGGCCACACTCTCAAGTAGATCATATATAATGACAGCACGAAGTTTTTCAACTCTAACTTCTGTGACATATAATCGAGCATTGGATACATCAAGAACTGATTTCTTGATCACAACCAGTGAATTGGATAGTAATTGGTATAGTATTCAAGCAGGTGATACGGTTTCGACTACCACATATATTACCAGTGCCAGAACAATATCAAGTATAACAAGAGATTATATTACTCTTGATGGCGTCAGTTATAGTCGTATTGTTATGAGTGGGGCACCAAATTCATCAACCACAGCGGCTACAACCACAACGGTCTATGATCAACCTGTTCAATCCAGCCTAACCACAACGGTGACAAATCAAACCATTATATTCAAGGTCGGTGATCTAATTCAACCCAATGGTAGTCGTTATCCCTATAGTGTTCAATCAGAAGTCGTGAGGGGCACTACTTCAACCGTGACAGCCACACTACACCGTAATATTATCAGCAGTGAAGGTATTAGTCTAACTAACCGCAGTTTAAAGATTGGCACCGAGACTACTTGGCGTATGGTGTTGAGTCAATTACCTAACTATGTTGTATTACCATATGACCGTATGACTTGGAACGGTAATTTTGAAATGATCGAGAAAATAATATGACCACCAGCATAACCGCAGTTCAAGGCACACATATTCTTCACGGTCTATTGATAGACCTAACCGTAAATGGCACCACATATAGAATTGCTAATTCTTACAACCCAGTGACTTGGAACGGTAATACCTATACACAATTAGGTCATTTATTGGGTATCAGTGAGATACAGGAAGATATCCGTGCTACAAATAACAACCTAACTTTAAGTTTGAGCGGGATCCCCAGTGATGTTTCAGGTGAGCCCAGTTATATGGATATTGTATTAAACAGCAATGTCAAAGGCAGTTTGATCAAGATCTATCGAGCCTTTTACAACACACAGGATCATTACCTCGTGGCTTCAAATGTGTTCTTGAGATTTCAAGGCTATGTCAGCAATTATTCAATATCAGAAAATTGGGATGTTGATGGTAAGGTTATGACTAATACTATCGCACTTCAATGTGCCAGCAACAATGCCTTATTGGAGCGTCAATATTCAGGTCGAAGAACCAATACTGATAGTTTTTCAACTGCTACTGATTTTGGTATGTATAGAGTCAAGGCCATAGCAAATACCGCATTTGACTTTGGAAAACCAGTGCCACCAGCACCCACACCACCAGCACCAGAAATAAATTATGATGGCGGAGGCAGTCCCAGTTTCTAATATGCGTATCAGACCTTTACAACGAGCCGATTATCCAGAGATAACTTCAATGTTAGTTGATTTTGGTCGTGAGACTGCGATCAAGACATTGGATCAACCAGAATATGATCGTAGTCATATTGATCAAATCTTATTGAGATGTGAGTATAGCGGTGCCAGTTTAGTCGCACAGAGTGATGGAGAAATCGCGGGTATGATATTGGCCTTGAGAGAAAGTGATCTTTGGTTTCGTAAGGTCGTAAGAATGCGTGAATTGGCTTGGTGGGTGCGACCCCAATATCGAGGTAGCAGTGTTGGTGGTCGTCTTTGGAGCACATATATTGACCGATGTGAGGATCTAAAGATACGCCGTCAGATCACAGGTTATACCGTTAGTCGATTAGCCACCAGTCCCCCGTTTGATTATGAGCGTCGTGGATTTAGATTTATAGAAGCAACATATATGATTGGAGAATAAGCAATGCCTATCTTTACCGCAGCAGCCACCGCAATTGTCAGTTCCTTTATTGGAGGTGCCGTTGTTGCTGGCACAGCCGCAGCATTCGCAGTATCAGTGATTGCCACAGGTTTGGCCATTATTACTGCTCGTATCTTGTTGCCCAGTGCGGGAGGAGGTGCTCGAGGTAGTGCCAGTCAAGATACTGGTGTGCGTGTTCAAATACCCCCCGCTACAAATAATAAAATCCCCGTCATATATGGTCGAGTATTCCAACAGGGCATAATCACTGATGCCAGATTGAGTGCGGATCGTCAAGTTATGACCTATGTTTTAATATTGAGTGAAAAGACCGCAACCGGCACATTCACCTGTGAAAATATCTATTGGAACGATCAAAAATTAGTATTCAAGTCAGGTTCAGATAGCCACATTGTTCTAAAGGGATTGGAGAATTACGGTCGTATTGATCCAGATACTTCGGCTGTAGTTGAAAATACAAAATTAGACGGTCTTATCAAGATTCGTGTATATTCAGGTGGCACTGATTCAAGCAATCAAATATTCCCCACTAACAATGCTACTAATGCTCGAGATTTTATTGGGGAAACCCTTCATCCTACATACCTATTGAACAATCTTGTATTTGCGGTAGTTGAATTGACTTATAGTCAAGAAAAAGGTGTCACTGCTTTGGCACCTACTACTTTTGAGATCTCAAATACACTGAAAAATCCAGGTTTAGTTTGGTATGATTATATTACCAATTCGACCTATGGTGCCAATATCGCACCCAGTTTAGTCAATACCTCAACCAGTATTGACACTGCTAATACTTTAAGTCTTTATTCAATATCCAATCAAATACCCGCGAATCAATTTAATAGTGATGGTTCAGCCAGCACACAGGTTCGTTATGAAATCAATGGGGTATTATCTACAGGTGATAGTCAAAAGGTCAATTTAGAAAAGATCAATATTGCCAGTTCCAGTTGGACTACATTTGATCACTCATTAGGTCAATGGAAGGTCATTGTAAATCGTGCTGCTACCGCAAATGAATTGACCAATGCCTTTATATTCAATGATGATAATATTATTGGTGATATACAGATCACAGCCACAGCATTGGAAGATCTTTTCAATAGTGTCGAAGTTGAATTCCCCAATAAGGACATTGAAGATCAAATTGATTATTACTCAACTGCTACTATAGCAGGATTACGCAATGACAATGAACCTGATAATCAATTGAGTATG